CCACATCCACATGATGCACACATACTATTTACCTCCCTTCCTATGCTTTGCTGTTTTCTTAGCAATTGCTTCAGGCTGTTTTACAAACTGTTTACCTTCGCTGTTGCCTTTTAGCGGCCATCAGCAATCCCACTTACGCAAAGACTTGTTAATCCGTGAATTGGGGTCATTTGCTGTCTTCTTTGAAGTATTCTTCTTCTTCATACCTTCCATGCGTGCACAAAAAGAGTCACGTCTGGCAGCGTCCTTCTTGGATTTAGCTGCTTTTTCTTTTGACACGGGTGGTTTTAGGTCGCTACCTGGGTGCTCCCGCTCATAGGATTTACGGCCTTTTTCGTTAAGGCCACCCTTATCGTCTTTACCTTCTTTGCGTTGCCATGCTGCACTTTTAGCCATCACTTCACCTTCTTTAGATTGGGGTTTTTCTTCTTAGCTGCGGGGCTAGCTTTACGAGAACTAGATGCAAGTATTGCTCCAGCTTGTTCTTCGCTGATGCCCTCTTTCTTGGCAATATCTTTTTGTGCTGCCTTGAATCCTGGGTGTTTTTTCTTAGCTGCCATGGTTACCTCACTTGGTTGAGGCGCGGAGTTGCCACGCCCATTTTTTGTGCATATCAATTCGTCCAGATATAAAATCCGCAATACCTTGTTCATCTGCTTTAGTTGCTTTTTTAAAGGTATCATTAAGTGATTTAATTACAGATTCATTGGCGGTAAGCAAAGCTTTTGCCATTGCTTTTGGGGATGGCTCAACATCTTTAAACTGTACCGTAGTTAACTCATTAAACTTCTTTAAACTAAATGGAGCGTAGTCATCTAACTTACGGATGTTCTCTGCAATAGGGTCGATGCTCCCGTAGGCGTCTTCATAGATGTCTGAGAACAAATCGTGATATTGACTGAAGTCAGGCCCTTCTACATTCCAATGGTACCCATGGGCCATAAAGTAAAATGTAACTACGTCCGACACGAGTACTTTTAAAGCTTTAATTAATTCTTCCATTGTGCTCCTAGTCAAACGGTCACCCCAAATAATACCATCTCGACAATGGTTGCGGACAGCAACAGGTGGCGCTAACCTCAGTGGTCCAATGGGAACTAATAACGTATTTGGTGGGCGTTTTGTCGCTGTACCTGAGTGGGCATTGACCTACGTAAACGAGCACGGACAGCCACGTGATCTACAGATACTAACATGTATTGTGTCAATGATAAACTTTCATGACAAGTCTGTAACCGTGTCTGTGACTGAGCTGGCAAAGATTGCCCACACATCAAAAGAAACTGTAAAACGATCACTAAAATGGTTAGCTGACAACTTTGTAATCAGTGTAACTGTTGATAAAAAACCAAACCCAAACACATACACAGTGCATTACACTCAGCAAGTGATGGGGTCATCAGTGACCCCATATAGGGTCATGGATGACCCATTCATGGGGGCATCAGTGACCCCTACTACGGTAGGGGATAGGGTCGTACATGACCCTATTAAAACGCTTGAACTGCCAGCGTGTGAGGGGTTTTCTGAAACTCCTAGAGTAATACTATTACTAAACAGAGAAAATACAGAAGTACTACAAAAGGCCGATGGCGGAGATGGTAAGGTTAATGACATGATTTTAGGCGCAGATCCAAACGATGTTGTGAAGAGTGATGAACCGGTTAAACGCAAGGCACGTCCTGAAGTAAATCACTTAGTAAACTACTTTGTTTATCATCCACGATCAGTAATGGCGTGTTCGTACACGTTTCAAGAAACACAAATACTCAGAAGAACTGTACGGTTACTCCTAGACTCTGGGCTTACACGGGCATCAATTGCAAAAATGATTGACAAGTTCTTTAGCACCGACCGAATGCGCTCAGCAGATTCCCCTGTACACATGTTCTCAAGCAAAGCAGTTCAACAATCTTTGATGGACAAAGTTGAAACTGAATTAGATGAGAACACCAACCCAGTTCTGACATTGATGCTCAATGACTTCAACAGAGATAATGTACATCTACCGTGGGATTCATCAGCAGACGAGCATCTTCGTAAAACAGTTATCATGTCTGGAATGGATGCTTGTTATCGCTATCCAGAAGTAGTTGCTAAAGTAATTGAATCCTACACAGACTTCTATCATCCAGAGTTTAAACGTAAACTATCTGCGCTTAACTCTTTAGTTAAGTGGCACTTAAACGAAGAGGACTGCGATAAAGAAGAACTTTTAAAAATTCTTTCTGATATCACACTTCCAAAAGAGTTGCTTGCAAAAACTAGGTCAACCCTTAGACCAGCAGCTGATACGATTGTTTCAGCAATTTATAATTATCGAAGAGGTTCTCATGGGGTATGACGGTATGTTTGCGTTTGCAAGTTTTGAAGACCTTATCAACTTTGTGACTTGGGTCACAGCATCGTTTGATGACCCACAAGAGTTCATGGAATGGGTAGAGTCACGGACCTCAGACTTTTCAAAAATTGACAATGAATTTTGGAGCATAATTGAAAATGGCTATTACACGGAAAGTACCAACACAGACGTTCCCGGTTCCGACTGATTGGAAATCTGAAAAGTGGTGGCGTAACCGCTCAAAAGACGAACGTGTGTTCCACACACGCATACCAGCAAGATGGACTAGCTTCACTCTGGAAAATCTAGAAGTAAGTGACTCCACTAAATCTGAAGTATCAAAGTGGTTGAATAATTATCAACCAGGTGACAGTCTTTTCCTACACGGAAAATCAGGTTGTGGAAAGAGTGTTGTTGCTCAAGCAGTCCTATCTGAGATTGTTTCTAACCACGAGCTTTCTGGCCGCTTTGTAAGTAGCGATCGGTATATCGACATGCTCAAAGATACATTTGAACAGGATGGTGGACTACTTCCTGAAATGTACTCAATGCCATATTTACTGAAGTACATTCAAGGTGTCTTTGATGTTGTCATGCTTGATGGTGTTGGTCAAGAAAGAGAAACTGATTTCTCAACACACGAAATCGGTAGCCTCATTAGGCGCAGATATGAAGACACCAGATCAATGATCATCACAACAACGATGGGTGTAATGGACTTCAATCGACGTTATGGGGATCGGGTAAAGGTCGCAACAACGGAGATGACAGAGATTAGAGTTTCGTAATGGAACGCGGAGACATATCCGATTACACAATTATTTCCCAAGCTTGTATCTGGGAAGGCGTACTTGCTAATCCACCTGAAGGGCTTACTTCTAAAACTCGTTATCGTTTCTACGAGCGTGCCAACAACTGGGATTCAGCCATACCAATGTGGAAACCAAATGACTTGTCCGTCAGATCAATTGCTGACTGTACCAACAGATTGCATATTGGTACTGACGTGATCACATTTCTATCTCAAGATGCTGTAGACCCCATCTATAACTGGTTGCTCAGAAAAGGAATTACTACTACCGTGTTGTATTACCCCTCAGCTGAGGAGTATGCTCTTGACCTTCGCTACAACCGTGGAATAAAAACCGTCTACGTTGCCAACGATGACGACGCACTAACGATAGGGTTACGAGCCCATGTCGTACAACCAAACACTGCTTGGAGAATCTGATGGCTTCCAGTGAGCTGTATTTAGTTTCAAAAATAATTCAAGAAAAAGATATAACTACTCCGGTACGAGCCGGACTAAAACCAGACCACTTTACTGGTTCTTGGGTTGAGGTTTGGTCTTGGTTGCTTGACTTCCAACGTACTCACGGTGCAGTTCCTACTGAACGTGTGTTTTCACAAGAGTTTGGCGACATACATCTTGAGGATGCATCCGGAGAAACTTTCTCCAGACTTATTGATGAAGTCCTCGCTGCGTACCGGCAGAGAACCATCATGGATTCTCTATCCCATGCAATCCCCGCGATCAACAACAACGACATTGATGAAGCAATGTCAGCCCTTGCGGCGGGTCTTCAAAAAGCCTCAGTTGAATCATCACGTCTTAGAGACATTGACATTATTCAAAACTGGGAAAACAGAATGTCGCGTTATGAAGAGATGCGTAATACACCAAATGCTCTTCGTGGCATACCTACAGGTTTTCATGGGCTAGACAGAATCACACACGGTCTTCGTCCGCAACAGTTTATTGTGTTTGCAGGAGAACCAAAGCGAGGAAAATCTTTGTTTGCATTGATCCTTGCCAACTCCGCTCACATCCATGGAAAGCGCCCATTGTTTGTTTCCTTTGAAATGAGCATTGAGGAACAAGAGGCTCGTTATGACTCTCTTATTTCTAAAGTTCCGTATACGCGTATCCTTTCGGGCGACCTATCTAACTCTGATATGGCAAAGATCAAACGTGCGCTGAGTATAAGAAAGAACATGCAACCCTTTGTGTTTAGCGAGGACACATCGTCGTTGACAACAGTTACAGCACTGGCAGGAAAGGTTCAGGAATATCAACCAGACTTGCTTGTTGTAGATGGTGTGTACCTGATGGACGACGAAGAGGGTGAGGCAAAAGGCTCACCACAGGCTTTAACAAATATCACCAGAGCGTTGAAGCGACTTGCCCAACGATTTGATATTCCGGTAGTTGCAACAACACAGGTGTTGTCATGGAAGCTACAGAACAGAAAAACACGAGCCGTAACCGCGGACGCAATCGGTTACACATCTTCGTTTGCTCAAGACGCAGACTTGATACTTGGTGTAGAACGAAATCCTGATGTAGACGATCAAGCGATTATCAGAGTTGTGCTAGCAAGAACTGCCCCAACTGGAGAAGTACACGTAAAATGGGATTGGGCTACCATGGAGTTTGAGGAAGTAAACGATTATGACGACTACATCAACCCATCATTCGATTAACCTAGCTCAAGTTCTTGAGTCGGTTGGCGTTGAGATTAAGCGCGTTGGCGACAGAGAGATAACAGGCAAATGCCCTGTGCACATTCGTACTGTTGGACGCCAAGATAACTCCCCGTCATGGAGCATGAACGCCACAACAGGTTTGTGGATATGCTTTTCATGTGGTGCTCGCGGGTCGTTATCATCGTTACTCTATGAACTTACTGGTGATTCTGATTCTCTAGGCATACAGAAGATGCTTGTTGAATCTTCTTTTGAAGCTTTAAAAGCACCAAAAGTTCAACAAGAAGAAGTTTACGTAGACCGCGATGCATTCTTTGGTTTTGCAAGAGTGCCAGAAGCACTTTGTGCATCAAGAAACCTTGATCCAGAACTAACCCACAAACACGGCGTACGCTGGAACAAAGACCGTAGGGCGTGGGCCATACCGATTATGTCGCCTACCGGAAGACTAGAGGGGTGGCAAGAGAAGAGACTTGGCAGTGTTCTTAATTACCCAAATGGTGTAAAGAAATCTAAAACACTTTTTGGTATTGAACGTTTTAAAAGCAAAACAGCCGTCCTTGTAGAATCCCCACTTGACGTAGTTAGGTTTGCAGCCATAGGAACTGATGCTCAAGCGTTAGGTACATTTGGTGCTTATGTATCCGATGAACAACTTAGATTAACTTTGTATGTTGCCGACAAAATTGTCGTAGCAATGGACAACGATGATGCAGGTATTGCATCTAGCAAGAAGATATACAAAGCACTAGGTACCCCACGAGCAGGTCTTTTGTGGTGGAACTATAGTAATTCAAACTGCAAAGACATAGGTGACATGGAAGACGAGGAAATTAAGGTAGGATTAGATACCGCAACTGTCCTACCACCTTGGATTACCTAATATGTTTACAGGATCACTATACCCATATCAAGAGGAGTCTGTTGAGAAGATGCTCGACAGAGGTCAAGTACTACTTGGGTTGGTGATGGGTGCTGGTAAGACTGTTACAACCATCGCCGCAATAGAGTCTTTGTTTGACGCTAACGAAATAGACCGTTGCCTAGTCGTAACACCAGCATCACTTAAATACCAGTGGAAACGAGAGATTGAACGTTTTACTAACTCTCGTGTAACTGTAATTGACGGTACTGTAAAGGAACGAGAGCGGTGTTGGAAGTCAGCGTTATCGGCAAAATATGTAATTGTAAACCCCGAGTGTTTGATTCGCGACCTGGTGCTATTTAAAAAAGTTGATTGTCAAGCCATAGTGGTAGACGAGGCAACAATGCTTAAATCTAGAGTCAGCAAACGCTCAAAGTTGGTAAAGAAAATTGCAAAGCCGATGCTCTATCGGTATGCCTTAACCGGTCAACCAATCGAAAACAAGCCAGAGGAATTGTTCTCAATTATGGAGTTTGTTGACCCAAGTGTTCTTGGCGCGTTTACAGACTTTGATAGAACGTTTATCGTACGAGATCATTGGGGCAAACCACTTAGGTATCGAAACCTTGCGGAACTTCACAAATCTTTGACCCACTGTATGATCAGAAAGACAAGAGAAGATATTGCGGATCAACTACCAGAGATTATCCATCAAGTAATACCTGTGCCCTTTGACGAAGCTGGTGCTTCTTTGTACAGGTCTATATCAAAAGATTTGCTTTATCATTTACAACAAGCAATGTCTAAACACGGTGGATCTTTTAATTTATGGAAGCACTACAACGACCCGGAATCAAACGAAGCTCAGGGTCAAATAATGTCTAGATTAACTGTGCTAAGAATGTTATGTGATAACCCACAATTAGTAGTTAGATCTTCAGAAATCTACGCTGATCCAAAAAGGCCCGACGAGGGTAGCGCTTATGCTCATGATATATATTCTAGGGGGCTTATGTCTAAAGTTACAGCTGCTCCCAAACTTGACGCTGTAGTGGAGTACATTCAGGAAGTCCTATCAGCTGACCCTAAAAACAAGGTTGTATTATTTTCTTTCTTTAAAGAAAACTTAAGACTAATACAACAAGCAACCTCAAAGTTAACAAATAGTGTGTTGTTTATGGGAGGAATGAGCGCTGAAGAAAAGGATAAAGCCAAGCAGCTTTTTGGTAACGATGCAAACACTCGTTTGTTTTTATCCTCGGATGCCGGTGGGTACGGAGTAGACTTGCCAATGGCAAATTACTTAATATCATACGACCTACCATGGAGCAGCGGTAAGTTGGAACAGAGAGAAGCCAGAATCATTAGATTGTCTTCACAATTTCCTCACGTAACTATTGCAACTTTTGTTATGCAGGGTAGTATTGAAGAGAGACAGTATGAGATGCTTCAACAAAAACGTTCAATCAACGAAGCGTTTGTTGATGGTAAGCACCATGATCATAAAGGTGGCTTTGACATAACGTTAGGGAGTCTCTCAAACTTCTTAAAACAATCACACGTATAGGAGAACCATGGAAAAGGTTGTTGAAATTGCACGTAAATACCCAGAGCAAGAGTTAGCTCTGATCAGCAAAGAGTACAATGATCTAAAGAGTTTGATTGATAAGTACCAAACAAGACTTGATCAGCTTAAGAAAGAGTTGAACCAACAAGCAGACCTTTTTGGAGATGAAGACGACAAAGGCCACAAGTGGCTTAGAGCTGGCAATTTTCAAATAAAAAGAGAACGTAGAGTTTCTGTAAACCTTGATGCTAATGGCGCAGAAGCTTGGGCAAAAGATAACAACATCTGGGATGACGTATCAGAAGTAGTGCGTGTCCTTGATGAAGACAAACTACTAGGCAAAGTTTGGGAAAATCCTGAACTAAAGCCGGCACTAGACAACCTGTATGTAAAGAAAGAAACCTGGGCGTTTAAGCTTTCAGAAAGCAAGAGCTATGACGACGAATGACATTTACAACTGGTTAAAAGATCACGCAGTAGTACACACTGGATCTGGTGATACCTACGATGTAGTAAGGTTTAAAGAAGCAATCTCTTTGATTGAGTTCTTAATGGAAGAACGTGATTATTGGAAGAACGCATACATGGAGGCAACTAGTGCCCCGTGATCCTCTTGACCTATTTAACGACCTTCCTGATTTCCCTGGAAAAACACCACCTAAAAACCGTTCTATAAAAAAGTCAGATAATAGGCTTGAGGATAGATTCAACGGAGCAAAAGGTAAGGTCTTTAGGATAGGTGGAGAAGAGCGTATGTTCTTCTCAGTAGGAGAACTTGCTAAATGCTTGAATCGTAAACCAGTAACTATTAGGATGTGGGAACAGCAAGGGTGGATACCAAAAGCCACCTACAGAACACCTACACCCAAAGGCGAACAAATTCCTGGAAAAACTTTAAAAGGTCGTAGACTTTACAGTTTGGAACAGGTAGAGTTCTTGATGGATGCTTTAGAGCATTTCAAGATAGACGATCCCAACAAGGCCAATTGGGATGGTTTTAGAAAACACATAAAAAACAAGTGGCCCAACTAACAAAAGAAAAGAGAAAAACATGTCAAGATACGATGATGACGAAACAGAAATGATGGAAGAGGAAGCTGCAGCGCCGCGTCGGCGTCTGACGGTAGTAGAGGATGAAGAAACGCCGGCCCCGGTTGCTGCTTCAAACTCAATCCGTAGAGGATGGGGTGCGGTTGAGCAGGCAAAGTCTGCAGACTCTCCTTACGCACAACGTCTTCGTGTTAGCGAAGACCCAATCATCATCAAGTTTCTTGAAGATGAGCCCTATGCAACATACAGACAGCACTGGGTTGAACGAACCGGACAGAAGTCATTTACCTGCATTGCAGACCTAGACCCAAAGGGTTGCCCACTGTGTGATGCTGGTAGTCGGCCTTCAACTAGATTTGCGTTCAATGTTGTTTTGTTGTCTCCCGACTCAGAACCAGTGTTGAAGTCCTACGAAGTAGGTCCTCGCGTCATTGACCAGCTCAAGAACTTCCACATCGACCCACGCCAGGGTCCTTTGTCAAAGCACTTCTGGGCAGTAAGTCGCTCCGGTAAGGGAGCCACCTCGGCAACCAACCACCAACTGGTCAAGGAGCGTGACTTGGAAGAATGGAATATTGATGTGCTTGATGAAGCAGACTTCAAAGTTCTTCGCAAGTCGGTGTACACCTCAGATATCATTCAGATACCCGTCCGTAAGGACTTGATCCAAATCGCATTGGAAGACCTGTCTGACTGAGATGACAAACCTAACGAACGACGTGGGGGGTCTTATGGCCCCCCACGTGGTGTCTTCAATAGAAGAACTACACGAGATAGTCCAACACATACAAAGTGTTGGAGCTTTTGCTTTTGACGTAGAAACACGTGGCAACGTTGAACGTCACAGTGATGTGCTTGCGTGGATTGAACAAGAGTGGAAGCAACACGAAAGCACTTTAAAAACAACTTCCGAAGAAGTCTTAGCTAGATCAAAAGAGGCCATCATCTTAAGATGGCAAAACACCTTGGCCCTTGATCCAATGAGAAACGAAGTGTTTTGGATAGGCATAGCAACGGAAGGAAAATCATGGGCTATCCCAATGGGTCATCCAAATGGGGAAATCCTTGTACCCGAAGAGCGTGGAGATGGAACAACCGTACCTCCCCCTGGGTATCGCAAACTTTTAGCAAATGGCAAAGAGTCTCTAGCAAAAGCTAGGTACTATATACCAGCACAGTACTCAGAAGCCCCAGAGCAACTATCACGCACCGATGTGTTTCAAGCTCTAGAACCACTGTTCTTTAGTGATCTGGTTAAGGTGGGGCACAACATCAAGTTCGATGCTAGGTCGATACGTAAGTATTACAACGACTGTCTGCCGCACGGGCCGTTTGTAGACACAATGATCATTCAACACATTCTCAACGAGAACTTGCTTGAATACAGTCTTGACAAACTTATTGCCCATAACTTTGGTGGCTTTAATCCTTACTACATGGACGGAAAAATAGGAGCCATAATTACTCAGGTTCCATTCTCTAAAGCAGTTAGGTACGTGCATCTAGACGTTAAGTGGACTTGGCATTTGTACAAACTTCTTTGGCAGAAGATTCAAAACAAAGAAGAACTGTTGTCATGTCTACGTCAAGACATGGATGTAATCCGTGTTTTAATGGACATGGAGGACACAGGCATACCCGTAGACCATAGGTCTATGACAAAGCTTGGCAAAGAACTAGACACACATCTAAACGAACTTCTTCTACAAATGATGGATTACGCACCACCTGGTTTTAATCCAGATAGTCCAAAGCACAAACAACAGTTACTGTTTAGTGGCAAACGTGAGGGCGGGTTAGGCCTAAAGCCAACTAAATATACTGAAAAAGGTTCAGCATCAGTTGATGAGGAAGCTTTGCGCAACTTAGAAAACAAGCATCCTGTAGTACCATTATTACTTGATTGGGCAGAGACCAAGAAAACAAAGTCTACTTATGTAGACGGTCTACTTACTAAACTGCACAAAGGTTCTCTTCATCCATCTTTTCACCTACACAGAACTGCTACTGGAAGACTTTCATCTAGTAACCCAAACTTGCAAAACATTCCAAGAGACAGCAGCGTACGAGGACTGTTTGTAGCCCATCCTGGTTATGTGCTCCTTGTAGCTGACTATGACCAGATTGAATTGCGTGTTATGTGCATGTTCTCTGGAGACAAGAAGATGAGTGAGTTCTTCCTTAACAACGAAGATATTCATGCTGGAGCAGCGGCTTTGATCTTAGGCAAAGATGTGTCTGAGATTACACCAGAAGAACGCCAGCTTGGTAAAGGTGTCAACTTCTTGACAGCATATGGTGGTGGTCCACAAAAACTTGCCAGAACTACCGGAGTAGATGTTGAGCATGCCCGTTCAGTAATTGACCAGTATTACAAGCAATTTTCTGGAATTACAAAATGGAAAAAGAGTGTAATAGAATCGGGTATCAAGAATGGTTACGTTGAAACTATCTCCGGTAGACGCCGGCGTTTACCCGATCTACGGTCAGACGACAACTCCCTAAAATCTAGGGCAGAGCGTCAAGCAGTCAACGCTGTAGTTCAGGGGTCTGCCGCTGATATTTGTAAGAAAGCTATGATCGATGTAAACGCTCTTTTGCAAGACACAGGAGCCAAAATCCTGGTACAGGTGCATGACGAATTGGTGGCCATGGTTCCTGAGGAATTGGTAGACGAGCTACAGCCCAAGTTTATTATGTCCATGGGAGATGGTAATATTATTAATGGTATTCCATTAAAAGTTTCATGCCACTCAGCCTATAATTGGTCGGAGGCGAAAGGGTAATGATGTCCTCAAGTCCAGTAGAAGAGCGCAATTTTTATCTAACCCTTTCCATATTAGAAGGGCAGAAACTTGCTCATGCGGCTGGGTTTTCTGTGCCATCTGCCGATGTCCAGGAACACGAGATTATGGACATTATGCAAAAGTGGTTTACATTATCTCATGCTGGAATACTAGATAGTGTAAAAGAATGTGCTAACTGGATGATCAATGTAATCAAAGATACAAATGATCTAGATGACGAAAGTTTGGCCGCAACCGAAAACATCATAACTGC